AGGCCGCGCATCGCCGCCACGTGCGCGACGAAGAGCGCGTGGAGCCGGTCCACCTCGGCCTGCAGCGCCGCGCGGGCGGCATCGTGTAGCGGCTCGTGCGGCGAGTAGTCGTTCTTGCGCTCGCCCGCGGTGATCGCGGTGTAGCGGTAGCCGTCTTGGGCGTCCTTGACCGACTGGTCGACGTGCAGCGCGATCACGCCGATCGAGCCCACGCCGCCGGTCTCGGTGACGAAGAGCCGCTCGGCGGCGCAGCCGATGGCGTAGGCCGCGGAGAAGGCGGCGTCGTTGGCCACGGCCCAGACGGGCTTCACGGCGGCCGCCTCGCGCACGCGGCGGGCGAGTTCGAAGCAGCCGCCGGTCTCGCCGCCGGGCGAGTCGATGTCGAGCACGATGCCGGCGACCGTCGGGTCGCCAAGGGCCGCCTCCAGCTGCGCGCCGATGTCGGCGTAGCTCATCAGCCCCGAGGCCGCCTCCAGCCCCAGCGTGCGCTTGACCAGGGTGCCGTGGATCGGCAGGACGGCGATCGAGCTTGACGCAGACGCCGCAGGGTTCGGGGCCCTCGGCAGCGGCGGCGCGAGTTCGACGTCCGGCGCGGCCAGATGCAGGCGCTCGGAGAGCACCGCGAGGATCAGGTCGAGTTTGGCGCGCTGGACGAGCAGGGGCGTGCCGAACAGGCGGGCGGCGAGGTGGGGGAGCATGGGATTGAACGCCTTGCGAGACGCTACTACAATTGTGGTAAATTCGTTGCAGGGCCTACCCAGGTGACGCCATGACGACGTCGATTTCCATCCGCATCGACCAAAAGCTTTACGAACAAGCGCGCGCCGAGGCGCTGGCCGAGCATCGAACCATCGCCGGCCAAGTCGAGTACTGGGCCAAGGTCGGCCGGGCCGCGCTGGACAACCCCGATCTGCCGGTCGGCTTCATCGCCGAATCGCTGGCGTCGATGGCCGAGCCGCGTGAGGACGCGACCCTCTTCGTGCCCCGGTCCCGCCGCAAGGCATGAGCTACGGTCTCAAGCAAACCCGTCGGTTTGACCGGGCCTACAAGAAGCTGCATGACAACGTCGCGGCCGATGTCGATGCCGCCACCGAAGTCATCGCGGCCGACCCGAACGTCGGGGAACGCAAGAAGGGTGATCTCGCCGATCTGTTCGTCTACAAGTTCCGCAGCCAGAATCAGCTCTACCTGCTGGGCTATACCGTCGATCACGAAGTCCGCTTGATCTATCTCGAAGCGGTTGGCCCGCACGAGAACTTCTATCGCGACCTCAAGCGCTCGTAGGCTCTACGGCATCAGCATCTGAACCATCCTTCTGCGGTGATTGAGGCGCGGCAGCCGGTGTCTGGTCGTGCCGCGGATCCGAGTCGAAGACCAGCCCCAGTTCATCGGCGCGGGCGTTGTCCGCCGCGATCTCGCGGTCGATGTCCTCGGCGTCGTAGCCGTAGGCCGAGATCGCCTCCGAGCGGCTCATCAGCCCGGCGCGGATCGCGAGCTTGAGCGCGTTGAACTCCTTGAACGGATCGACCCACTGCCAGCCCTGCGGGATCCACTTGGCAGCGAGGAACTCTCGGCGCCGGCGCGCAAAGCCCGGCAGCGACAGCGCGCCTTCCAGCACCGCCTGCTCCATCCAGGCCCGCCACACCGGGCGGCACAGCTGGTGCACGATCACCCCGTGCTGGATGGCTTCGCAGCGGCGGCGGAACTCCAACAGCCCCGCGCGGATGCTGGAGTAGTTCACCTGGGTGAGATCACCGGTGAGCATCTCGTAGGTGATGCCCATGGCGGCAGCCACCGCCCGGAACTGCTGGCGCATGAACTCGCCGTAGCTCGAACCGACGTCCGCTGGCTGACTGAACTTGATGTCCTCGCCCGGCTCCAGGATCTGCAAGGTGCCCCCTGCGCGTCCGGCAGCCCTTCGCCCATCAGGGTGTCCTCGGGGGCGAGCCGCGTGATGAAGCCGGCGAACATCGCCGCGGTCTTCTTGCGCACGAGCTCGGCGTCGTCGTATTGGTCGAGCTCGTGCAGCTTGACCAAGGCGCGGGCAAGCCACGGCTCGCCGCGGATCTGCCCCGGGCGCAAGGGCCGGAACAGGTGGACCACCTCATCGGCTGGCACCCGGACGGTCTCCATGCCGCCCGTGCCCGACATCGGCGCAAGACTGCCGTCGCCCGGGTGCGAGCGCGTGAGGTGGTAGGCCACGCGCCGGCCGAGCCGGTCGAACTCGATGCCGGCGCGGATCACGTTCCCCGAGGGCAGGTCCCGGTGCAGGGTGGTTGGCAGGTGCTCGGGCTCGAGCACCTGCAGCTGCAGACCCACCGGCAGACCGTCCTCGGGGCGGCGCCAGCGCAGGCGCACCAGCGCCTCGCCGCCTTCGAGCATGGCCCGGCAGGCCAGCGCCTGCAGGCCGTAGAAGTCGGTCAGGCCCGCCGCGTCGGCCTCCTCCACCCAATCCCACCACAGCGCGTGGATGGCCTCGCGCACGGCCGCATCCGTCACCATGCTCTGCGGCTTGATGCCGGTGCCGATGGCATTCGCCACGAAGGCTTCGATGCCGGCAGCCGCCCAGGCGTTGCGTCGGGCGAGATCGCGGCTCTTGGCGCGCAGTTCGTGTTGCGTGTAGGCCAGCGCCGCGACCGCCCCGGGGTTGCCGACCTGCCAGGCCACAGCCCGGCGGCCGCCGCCCACGCCGTCGTAGGTAGGGCTCGCGCCCAGCAGCCGGCGCTTGAGGGTGCTGAGCCAGCTTGCTGGCGTTTGTGAGGTGCGCCAGCCCATCACGTCCCCTTGGTCGTGTGAAGGCGGATCTGCCGCGGCGCACCGGGCCACAGCCCCGTGGCCACGGCCTGCTCGAAGAGGTCGCGTTTCACGGCGGCGATGGCGGCTTGGAGTTCATCGACGCTGCGGTACTCGACCGTCTTGTCGCCAAAGCTCACGCGCTTCTCGCCCTTGGCGAGCGCGGCTTGCAGGGACTCGAGGTCGGCTTGGGTGTAGGCCATCAGCGGTAGACCACGAGGTTGATTTCGGTGGAGTCGGCAAAGGACCCGGCAGGGGTCGCGCAAGCGATGTCGACGTGCTGCGGGGTTTTTTGGTCGGAAGTGGCGCGCACGATGGCGATGCGCTGCGTGCCGCTGTCACTGCTGCTGCGCACCAGCGCCGTCCAGCCGTAGTTGGCATCCGGCATCGGTGTGGCGAAGCTCACGCGGTAGCGGCCGGCTGCAGTGCGGGTCACCGCGGCCACGTTGTGCGCGGCGCGCACGACGATCTGGTTGCCGGCCCAACCGAAGCACACCCAGGCCCGGGCCAGCCCCGGATGGCCGGCATCGATCTTGGTACGAACCTCGATCCCGATGCGGCTGGCCAAGGCGGCGATGCGCGCGGCCAGGCTCATCAGAGCAGCGCCCCTTCGAACACGGCGACGAAGTCGGTGTCGGTGTCGCCCACATCGCTGGCGGCCACCGCGCCGATGTTGCTGCGCGCCTGCGCGGCTTCGGCCGCGGTCAGCGTCTGCGCCGCATCGAAGCGCACCCGGTTGTTCACCGCCGCCAGCAAGGCATCCAGGCCGCTGGTGCCGTTTTGCAGCAGCTGCTGGATCTCCAGCAGGGTATCAAAGGCGGCGTCCGCCCCGCCCAGGATCTCGGCTTTGAGCGCATCGAGCAGCGTGACGATCTTGCTGGACGAGTAGGTGCTGGTGGTGGCGATCTGGCTGTCGTCGATCGCGTTGGATGCCAGCACCGCGGCCTTGAGCTCGTTGATGGCCGCCACCAGGCTGGATTTGTCGGTGGTGGTGAGGTTGGCGAGATTCCCGGCCTTGGCGCGGACGTCGTTGAACTCCTGCGCGACGCGGAGGACGAGGCTTTCGATGCGGGTGGCCAGGGACATGGGTTCTCCTTCGGGGTTCGGGACGGCCAGCGGGGATCAGCGCAGCCAGGGGCTGCGGATGACACGCCGACCGGGGTGGCGGTTCGTAGAAGTAGCGAGGCCACCGCGTTGGGTCGCCTCGCTGATGGGGTCTGTGGATGTTTCAAGGGCTGGCGGACTGGCCAACCCCAGTTGTCGTTCCAGTTCCCGCCAATGGCGCTCCTCGAAGCGGTCCAGCCCCGCGGCGGCCGCAGCGGCCCGGGCGTAGACGTAGCAGTCGAGCGCCTCATTGCGCTCGCGCATCTTTTGCCACTCACGCACCGGAAATCCGTTGCGGTCGCGGCGGGTGACCAGTTGTTCGGCGCAGAGCTGCTGGATGAACTCGGCGTCGATCTTGGGCAGATGGACGAACCCGGCTGGAAACACCGGCGTCACACCATCCTCGCCCACATCCGCGCTCTTGCGCAGGTTGTTGTAAAGCTCCAGTTTGGCGATGCCAACCGCCACGCTGTAGACCTTGATGCCCCGGCGTAGCTTCTTGCCGGCCTGCGAGACATCGACCGCGGTCGGCGTGCCAATCAGCGCCGCGCCACGCGCGACACCCTTCACCGCCATCACGCGCGGATCGCGGCAGGACCGCACAAAGGCGTAAGCCTCCTGCGTGGCAAAGCCCGTATCCAGCGCGAAGCGCGCCAGCGGCATCTGGGCTCCGCCCGCATGCGTCCAGGTCTCGGCCAGCATCGCGGCCAGCGCCTTCCAAACCCCGTCCCGGGCGGTATCACCCATCAGCACGCGGTGCTCCACCAGCCACGAGGCCTTGCCCCGGCCGAACGCCCAGATCGATGCCTCGATGCGGTCCTTCTGCACGTCGGCCCCGCCGACCAGCAACAGCCCGCCCTCAGGCACCCGGCCCAGCGGATAGTCCTCCCGGCGCTCGACCAGCCGTTGCCAGTCGGGCGCTTCGCCTTCCTCGACCCAGGTCTCGCCCAGCTCGGTGTTCTTGAAGGTCTTGATCGCCGCGGACGAGCCCGACTCCTTGTTGACGGCGGCCTCCCACGCGGCCGCAATGTCACGCCACGAGCGCCAGCCTACCGGGCTGTAGAGCGACGATAGGTGGAAGCCTGCCGTCTTGGAACCGTTCTGCGGGGCCATCGCACGCCACTCGCCGTGTGCCAGCATCCAGGTCTTGTGGTGCTCGGCAATCGCCTTATCGCAGGCTTCGCAGATGTAGACGGCGGTCTGCGGTTGCCCCTTGTCCCAGCGCAGCTGCTCGAAGCGCAACCATTGCGAATGGTTGCAGTGCGGGCACGGCACGAAATAACGGCGCTGGTCACTGGCCTCGTATTCGCGCTCGATGGCCGAGGCCCCCGAGATCGTCGGTGTCGAGACGATGAAGATCTTGCGCCGGGCAAAGGTGCGCGTGCGCGCTTCGGCCAGCGAGATCGCATCGCCCTCCCCCTCGACGTCCAAGGGATAGCCGTCCACCTCGTCGAGAAACAGGTAGCGCACCGGCATTGAGCGCAGGCCCACGGCGCTGTTGGCCCCGGTCATCACCAGCACGCCGCCCCGGAACTCTTTGGCCAGAATCGTGTTACCGGAATCCCGGCTGCGCGCCGGGGCGATCCGCTCGGCCAGCACGCCCGACTCCTCGATCAGCGGGTCGATGCGCTGCTTGGAGTTGCGCTTGGCCATCTCCACCGTCGGCCAGACCGCCATCATGGGCCCGGGCGCGTGGTGGATGACGTAGCCGATCCAGTTCGAGCCCATCTCGGTCGCGCCCAGCTGCGCCGCCTTCATGAACACCACGCGCTCGACCGGCGAGGTCGGTGACAGGCAATCCATGATGGCCTTCAGATACGGCGTGCGGCTGGTACGCCAGCGCCCCGGCTCAGCCGAGGCTTTGCTGGACAGCACGCGATGGCGGTCGGCCCACTCCGAGACCGTCAGCAACGGATCCGGTGTCAGCCCCTCGCGCCAGGCGCGTTCGATCTCTGCGGCGCCTTCGTAGTCGTCGATCATCCGTGCACACGCGGGCGCAGTTCGCCCAGTTCGGTCAGGTGCTCCCGTACCGCCTCCTCCAGCGCGATGTGCATCGCGTGCGGGTCCACGCCCAGGATGGCGGCCATCTGCGCGGAGATGCGTGCAGGCCAGTTCAACCACGCATCGCGCTCGGTGCGGGCCAGTTTGAACACATGCGCCACGGCCTTGGCGCGATCCACCAGTTCCTCTTTCTTCTCGGCCAGCTCCACCTGCTTGAGCTTGGCCTTGAGCACCTCGTTGACCGTGCGGGCCTGCAGCAGCGATGTGCCCCCGGTCGACAAGGGCGCACCTGCGGTATCCGGCGCCGACGTGGGGCGGCCCTTGGCGGCGTGGGCGGGTGCTGCGGCAGCGGCCTTGCGCGGCTGCAGGGTGTTCTGAGCCCACTGCGCATCCGCCGCGTCCGGATCAATCGTGCCGTCCGGCAGCGGGGTGATCCGCCCGGTGTCGATGGCCTTCTTCACGGCCACGTGCGACACGCCACGGTGGCGCGCGTAGGCGCGAATGGA